ATGCTGGAACAAATGGGCATTGCCGCGAAGCAAGCCTCGTATAAATTAGCGCAACTCTCCAGCCGCGAAAAAAATCGTGTGCTGGAAAAAATCGCCGATGAACTGGAAGCACAAAGCGAAAGTATCCTCAACGCTAACGCGCAGGATGTTGCAGACGCGTGTGCCAATGGCCTTAGCGAAGCGATGCTTGACCGTCTGGCACTGACGCCCGCACGGCTGAAAGGCATTGCCGACGATGTGCGCCAGGTGTGCAATCTCGCCGATCCGGTGGGGCAGGTAATCGATGGCGGCGTACTGGACAGCGGCCTGCGTCTTGAGCGTCGTCGCGTACCGCTGGGGGTGATTGGCGTGATTTATGAAGCGCGCCCGAACGTGACGGTTGATGTTGCTTCCCTGTGCCTGAAAACCGGTAACGCGGTGATCCTGCGCGGCGGCAAAGAAACCTGTCGCACTAACGCTGCAACGGTAGCGGTGATTCAGGACGCCCTGAAATCCTGCGGCTTACCGGCGGGTGCCGTGCAGGCAATTGATAATCCTGACCGTGCGCTGGTCAGTGAAATGCTGCGTATGGATAAATACATCGACATGCTGATCCCGCGCGGTGGGGCTGGTTTGCATAAACTGTGCCGCGAGCAGTCGACAATCCCGGTGATCACAGGCGGTATAGGCGTATGCCATATTTACGTTGATGAAAGCGCAGAGATCGCTGAAGCATTAAAAGTGATCGTCAACGCGAAAACTCAGCGACCGAGCACATGTAATACGGTAGAAACGTTGCTGGTAAATAAAAACATCGCAGATAGCTTCCTGCCCGCATTAAGCAAACAAATGGCGGAAAGCGGCGTGACGTTACACGCTGATGCAGCCGCGCTGGCGCAGTTGCAGGCAGGCCCCGCGAAGGTGGTGGCTGTTAAAGCCGAAGAGTATGACGATGAGTTTCTGTCATTAGATTTGAACGTCAAAATCGTTAGCGATCTGGATGACGCCATTGCCCATATTCGTGAACACGGCACGCAACACTCCGATGCGATCCTGACCCGCGATATGCGCAACGCCCAGCGTTTTGTTAACGAAGTGGATTCCTCCGCTGTTTACGTTAACGCCTCTACGCGTTTTACCGACGGCGGCCAGTTTGGTCTGGGGGCGGAAGTTGCGGTAAGCACACAAAAACTCCACGCGCGCGGCCCAATGGGGCTGGAAGCTCTGACCACTTACAAGTGGATCGGCATTGGTGATTACACCATTCGTGCGTAAATAAAACCGGGTGATGCAAAAGTAGCCATTTGATTCACAAGGCCATTGACGCATCGCCCGGTTAGTTTTAACCTTGTCCACCGTGATTCACGTTCGTGAACATGTTCTTTCAGGGCCGATATAGCTCAGTTGGTAGAGCAGCGCATTCGTAATGCGAAGGTCGTAGGTTCGACTCCTATTATCGGCACCATTTAAATCAATGAGTTACCTCACATTTAAGTAAACTACGTTCTCCTCTTGTGCCGTATTTGTGCCATTGCGACTTATAATCGCATCGATTTTGCTCGCGTGCTCGGTGAGATGCCCGGCTGAAAGGTGAGCGTATCTTTGAACCATTTCGAGAGTTTCCCATCCACCCATCTCTTTAAGTGCAAGAAGAGAGACTCCGGACTGAACCAGCCAGCTTGCCCAGGTGTGTCTCAGGTCATGGAATCGGAAGTTGCTAATGCCTGCCCGCTTTAACGCTCCCTTCCATGCTTTGTTGCTATCGGTTCTCATCTTCCTTACCGCAGCTGTTTTTGTTCCGTCGCTTCGGTAGGCAGGTTTGGTGTGGACAAATACCCATCTCTTATGGAGCCCCTGCTGTTTTCTTAATATCTGGCATGCGGTTTCGTTAAGAGGAACTCCGATCGCATTGCCAGCTTTTGTTTCATCAGGGTGCATCCATGCCATTTTCTTATCCAGATCGACCTGTGACCACTCAAGGTCTGTAACGTTGGAACGGCGAAGGCCTGTCGTGATTGCAAACATGACCACAGGGAAGAAATGAGGAGCAATTTCTGCAAACAGGCGCTTCGATTCCTCCTCTGTAAGCCATCTAATGCGTCCATTCTTAACGCGTGGTGTTGATATTTTGGGAGCCCTGTCAAGCCATCCCCATTCAACAGCCATATTGAGAATAGCGCGAAGTATTGCCAGATGTCGCGTCTTCGTTCCTTTGCTTGCCAGCTTTGGTTTATACTCCGGCACTGGCTTGCCAATCCGCAAACACCTGTCCCGGCTCATTTCCCAGTTCAGGCGATGGCGGCGGTTTTCCATCCCGTCTACCGCCTCCATTATTTTTTCTGTTGTTATGTCAGAGAGAATGGTTTCTCTGAAGTGCAACATCCAGAACGATATAATGCTCTTGTCATCATCAATGGACTTCTTATCCGATTTCTCACGCAGCCACCGTATGCAGGCTTCCTTGAATAGCTTTTTCGGCGATTCCCCGAGATTTTTTACTCTCCACGCTTCTGCTTTCAGACGATCGTGAAGTTCTTGCGCTTGCCTTTTGTCCGATGTTTCAAGAGAGCGCCTAACTCTTGATCCATCTGGCGCGACGAAATCGCAGTGCCACGTGCCACCGCGTAGTTTGATTGACATGCTTTAACCTCCTGCACATCAACCGCATTCACCGCGCTATTGTGTCCCACAGACTTAAGCGCCGCAATGCAGTCTGACTTGCAAATGCGATATGGACTTTTAGGTTTATCTGGATTTATCTTTGCGGCCTGAAGTCGTCCACTTCGTATCCACTGTGTGATAGTGCCTTTGTCTACCTTCAGATACGACGCAGCTTCTTCACGAGTGAAGATTTCTTCTTCCACCTGGAATCTCCATTTATTGGATTGACATGATTGCTGTAGGTCTGGATATCTTGAGAAATGAACAGGCCTCATCGAGTGTGAGGCTGTGTTATTTCATGGTTAGTCCTTGCGTAGCTCGCTGATTCTTCTGTAAGTCTCTGGCGCTTTGTTCCCGTGTATCTTCATTTCAGACTTCAACAGAGCAACGAGGGAATCCCATTCGTTGAGGATGCCTTTGAATGCCGGAACGCGCTTTGCAACCTTGTTGAATGAATCTCTGATTTCTGGAATCTGCTCAACAAGTGCAACGCATCGCCGGAAGTCTGCTACGTCATATGGAGCGTCGAAGTGATGACCATAGATATTCTTTTTCAGTCCACATGCGATTGAGGCAAGAGTTGCGCTACTGATGCCGACATCGCCTGTCGATTGCCATTTCAAAACCTTCATAGCTAAATCTGACATTTCTTGTCTCCAATAAAAAACCGCCATCAGGCGGCTTGGTGTTCTTTCAGTTCTATTGGTTACGTCTTATTCGATGCGCACTCCTGGTATTTCGCCTTTTGATATTGCTAAGTCATAAATTTGCGCGGCACTATACCCATCTCGCATCCATGAATCTAAGGCGCGAACAGCCTGGCTACGCTTTTTATCTTCTCTCTCATTTTTGATATCAACGAGGACATCAACGCAATTAAGGCAAATGTGGATTTTGTCCTTACATTCGATCATGGCGGCTTTGCCATGATTTCCGCCACACAGTGAGCATAAATCTTCAGGGTCTGGCTGGTATTGCTGTAATGTTAGAGGGTTGAATGTTGAACAGACCATAATCATCTCCATAAAACAAAACCCGCCATAGCGAGTTCAGATAAAAGAAATCCCCGCGAGTGCGAGGATTGTTATTCATTGCCGATATTCACCTTTATCGCGAACACCTTTACCGGTTTATCACCGAAGTGCGGATGTGTGATTGTCTTGATTTCATATCCGTCATACGGAACATCAATTCTGCGGCTGGAATCGTCGCGCTTCGGATATCCCTTTGTGATAATCAGTCGGTCATACTCCCGGAACATAATTCGCTTATTCCAGTAGTCATTACACAGGCGATACTCTTCCGTTTTATCTCCGCGAATCATGGCATCGAAGTATTCACCTTTAACGGCAAGTTGCAGATTAGCCACGGTTAACCTCCTGAGGCGGTTCTGGTAGAGGCATCCAGTGTGTGACATTGCTAATCAGACCATATTCATTAGTTTGAGGATGGTTGCCGTTATCGTCTCCGTATTTAAGACTCTCCATAAAGCCATAATGCCTATCACCATTAACGCTCACAAAGCCGTAATAAGCAGGTATAACGCCGATCTCACACGTAACCAGTAAAGGAAAACTAGTTCTCCAATTTAGCTCGCCGATTACAGGCATCTGCTCACTACAGCTTATCCAACCATCCGGAGTTACCGGAGAGTTGCCAGCCTTACGCATGGCGGCGCGGCAGGCTTCATCAACCATAGCTTCTACGTTTTCGAGAAGTACGTAACTGTACTGCTGCCCGCTAACCCATTCTTTTCTGCGAGGTAATGCGCGTGGGTCCGCTACAATGGATCGCAAACGTTCCAGAACAGCTGGCACATCCGGCGCTGGCGGGGCGGCGTATACTTCAATTGTCCCATTATCAATAGGCCACTCCCCATCCTTGATGTAGTCACTTGTGCCGTCAACTTGCTGTTCTGCAATGTGGAATGCACCTATTGGTTTTGCTTCCAGCGATGCCAGCGCAATTCGTGCCAGTTCTTTAAGATTTTCGCTATATGGTGAAGTATTATCACGGTTGATTACGTGATTAGCTGTATCTATGAGAACTTGCTTTTGTTCTTCTCTGTTCATAGTGGTCATCTCACTCTCCTTTGATGCGAATGCCAGGGGCGCGTGGCACATTAACTTCCACGATGCGCACAGTTGGTTTGTACATCTCAATCGCTGTCAGCTAGTCAGCGCCGGTCATATGCTTTTCTGCATCGCCATTAGTCCATTGAACCGGCACACCAATAGCTTTCATCGCAATTTCTATTTCCCCGGCAATGGCGCTTTTCCCGCAACCAGTAAAACCAGAGACAACGACAAGAACTTCGCCTTTGGCTGGTTTTATTTCCCGCGCTTCCAGTTCTGCTATGCGCTTTTTTGCTGCTTCCAGCTTCTTGTAAAGAGCATCCCAACTTGTCGAGTTATCCATAACCAGCTTTGTAACCCGCTCTTCGCGTGATTTGTAATACTCCAGCTCATCCAGCAGTGCCAGCGCAACATTTGGATTAAAAGCAGCAATAAATTCAGCGTTTGCATAAGCCTGAACATCTGTTTCAACCAGGCAGTTAACATGACATTCCGCAATCACACCACCGGGTTCTCCTTTCCATTTTTGACAAACAAAAACTCCTGTTAAATTGCCGTGCTGGTTAACAGATGTATGCCCTACGATGTAGCTTCCTTTAGTTGCTTTCTCTGCCTTTTCACGCAGTGCCTGATAGTCAATTTCGCTCACTGTTTGCCTCCTTTGCTCGCTGATTCCACTCTGCTCTAACCTCTGAATAAAAAATCGCACAGTCATTTCCAGGCGCTGCATATTTGCTACCAGATTGAGCGCGACACGTACCGCATCGAACGAAATAGAATCGACCGCCAGAGCCATATTCAGGGTGATCTGCTTCACTGGCAACGTGCGCTGCGCCGCCACAGAATGGACATGGTAGTAGGTTGCTCATGAATGTACTCCCTTGCGAAGTTGGTCTGCACAATGCAGCAGGGCATCCGTCGCTTCTTTCACCGTAACGATGTCGCCATCGTCCAGCCCGACAACCGTCGCGTCCTTAACGAACACCGAGCAAAGGTCATTAAACGCCTTAGCCCGCACTTCAGCCAGGAAGGCGTCAACCTGCGGAGTTTGCACTGTGATGCTGTCACGCAGGATGAAGTAAGCGTTAAGCATTCCGGTTTCAGGCATCTCCTCTGCATTAAATGCATCGATTGCAGCATCCATTACAGGGCCAAGTGGTTGAGGGTGTGCGCTACGGATAGCATCACATTCAGCTATGATAGATTTGATTTTATCTACCAGGTCAGATGGTGACACGTCGTCAGCTGACCGATTAAACCCAAGCACCTCCCGAACTGCGCAAGATTCCGACATTCTTTGGTCGGCTTGCCCTGCTGACATTGAGTAGCGAGCATTCTCCGCCGCCAGCGCCGAAATCTTAGCCTCCGCTTCAGCAAATTTACGCACCAGATATTCAGCGTTTGTTTCGTTAACCTTTAAATCTCGTGGAATGCATTTACCTTTCAGAAAACCATCCATCTCAATTAGTGACATTTGTTTCATTTTTTCCCACTCCGCAACATCGCATTCAGATATTTGTTGTCATTAACAGAACCGAAACTATTTCTTTTAAGCAATTCCTCTCTCGATGGCATTGGCTTTACGCGTTGGCGAATAATCATTTCTGCAGGAAGAATGCCGGGGTTGTATGCAAGTCCTCTCATGATTTACTCTCCACGAACTGGTCAATAGCCATGCTAAGTGACACACCTAAAGTCTCGATATGCTGCTGAATATCCTGTAGCGTCTGCGCCTGAGATAACAGGATTTCACGGTTGCATAACTCTTTAACCAGATGCTCAAACTTGCTGTAATAACCGATACGGCTTAGTGTTTCTTTCCCTGCATTATCACCTTCTTTAATAATTCCTCTTTCACTAAGAATCAGGTCGTGTTTTGTTCCGGTAATAACGTATTTGCCTAGGTCGATGTTTAGCTTCATTGTTAATTACTCCATGTTAATTTATTCGTATGCCTTCTCTTTCTTCATCGAGTTTTTTTAGCTTGTATCGCATAGCTCTTACTGAATAAATTGAGCGGCAGGTTGCAATTGCTATTTCTTCTGCGGAGAACTTACCGAAAAGTGATACTTCGGCTCTTGTCCAGCGTCTTCCACGAAGTCGGCTAACAATGTCAGCGCCAATCCTTGTTGCTTTCGCCATTACTGCTTTTTCAGTCCTTTCCAGTTTTTCAGCGATAACTTCAACTGGCATTGTTGCCGCTACTTCGCGCAAGAAATCGACTTCCCATTTCTCCCAAGGAGTCTTTTTCATAGGCGATACCGTTATTTGATAAGAAGTGAAGGTTTCCCAACTTTGAGTTGAGCGCCGGGGATATTTATTCCTGCTTTTAGTTGGTGTTTGATTGCCAGTTTGTCGGCTTTAATTGTCGTTTCAAACTCAACGTATTCAGGAGGAAGGGCGCTTGAGTCGATGATTTCTACAGTTTCTGACGGTTTGCGGATTGTTACCTGGTGAATACCTGCTCGAATCTTTTTCTTGCCAACCATTTCAAGCGATGACGCTATATATGATTTGATGCTGTCAATCTTATTTTGAATTACTTCGGCTCGCTCATTTAGTGACTTTGCCTCTTCCTTGAGGCGCTCAGCATAACCAGATTCATTTTTGATGACGGAAAGAAGTTGCTCTATTTTATCGGTAAATTCTCCTTCCATGCCTTCTATTGTGTCAGCAATCATCTCTGGCTCTAAATCTGAATCCATCAATTTTGCGTATTCATTGGCAATTTCATATAGTTTGCTCACTGGCAACCTCCAGTTTTGCTTTGCATTCTGCGTAAATGGCTTGTACGTTCTGCTGCAATTTCATTCCAGATGTCAGGCGATATGCTTCTGCAAAATATCGCTTCAAATCATCCATGTTTTCTGCCTGAGCCATTTCATCACAAAGAAGTTGTGCTTTTTCCATTATTTCCTGCTGGCGTTTCCGTTCATCTTCGCGGATATCTTCCTCTGATTTGTGCGGCATAACTGGTTCAGTCCACACACCTTCTTCTTCGTTTAGTACGTGAATAGCACTATCAAGACGTGATGCCTTAGGCCAATACTTGCTTGCACGCTTTACGACCGTCTTTCGCGCCATCTCATTCCAGTGATTTACCCATGGTCCTTTATCGCTGAATGCTGCCTTGCTTGTTTTCCTTACAGCCTCAATTTCAGCCAGACTCATCTCTTCCGTTAGATAATCACCTGCTGGCGTCTTAACTGTGCAGTAAACGCCAACGATATCACCACGATCACCGAAGGCGTTGTATTTATGGGTTGGTGCTTTATCAAGCCCGTTTGACTCATAGGTATCGTTAGCATGAACAAGTTTTGCCTGACCCCATGAGATAACACCAGACTCCATTGCAATATGGAGCAATCCCATATAACTGATATCAAGGCAAACCATGCCGTCGCGCGGAACTAGATAAGCAAGTTTGCTGGCCGGGTTTAAGGTGATGCCGATCGCCGCAACATTGATGATGGCGTTCTGTGCGCTGGTTGGATTTGCCAGTGCCGTTTTAGCCAGGTAATCGTTTTTCTGGAAATACTGAATTGCAAACTGGCTTTCCTTAGCCCATGTCACCGTCTGTTCAGTCAATGCTCCGCAGAATAACTGCTCCTGCTGTTTAACGAATTCAACGATATTGCTCATGCAGCTTCTCCAAAAATGTGTCTGCGTTTGAATATTGCGAAGGCATATTCAGCCTTAACTCTTTCGGTTATTGCATCCCAGAACCATTCAGCGGCTTTTTCCTGATAGTTACAGTCATCATCTTCCAGCCAGTCGATAGCGTCCTTAGTGTGTTCATCTGGTTTATATGAGCGAAGCATTTCGCTTATTGGGTCGCAACGTTTGCAGAGGAGATCAACTTCACTGTTGATTCGCTCGTAATCTTCATCAGTAAAACTTGCGATTATTTGCGATATTTCACGCTTATCATTCAGAGTCAGAATCATCATCTTTCTCCTGTTCTTTGTGCTGATTGAGCATTTTGTTCATCTGACGAATGAATTCTTCGTCTGACCAGTTATCTGTAAAACTCATGGGCGGCCTTGTTGTTTCAAAATATCCCAAAGCTTTTCGAGCAAACTTTTCATTCTTGGTTGTTTAAAGTCTGCTCCGGTTAAAATATTTTTTCGTGAATGCTGTACCGATAAAATCGGGTTGAAAGGGCGAACCGATGCCGCCCCTGCAATAGCGAACTGTTGCATAGGATGCTCCTTCTGTTTGATTGCATAACGAAAACGCCTCGAGTGAAGCGTTATTGGTATGCGGTAAAGCCGCCAACAGGCGGCTATTTGCTATTGATTCTTTTCAAGAACATCAATGATGTCGTCCGGGTTGTCTCCGTTGTCTTCACAAAATGCTTCGAATTCAGCCCATTTCGCGCTGATAAAATCAATTACTCTAATTAATTCGTATTCCATATTTTTCTCCAGACCAAAAGAATGCCGCCCATATAGAGCGGCAAGACTATCAAGGAATGATTTCCAATAATCAGAACAAGTCGGCTCCTGTTTAGTTACGAGCGACATTGCTCCGTGTATTCACTCGTTGGAATGAATACACAGCGCAGTGTTTATTCTGTTGTTTGTGCCAAAAATAAAGGCCACTATCAGGCAGCCTTGTTGTAAATGTTGCAGGTATCAAGTAAGTAATTAGATGGAGCGACATAAATTATGAATTCAGCGTTTGTCGGGTCCATCTCCATCTCTTGGCCTATTGCCATTCTTGCGTCAGTGTCATCAGCGGCGAAGCATAAAACAGCCCACGCACCCATTGTTTTAAAAAGAACTGCAATTGGCTGTGGTTTTACTGAATTTGCGTTAGCGCGAAAATCATAAATCGCACTTTCATGAAATTCCATATCTCACCTCAATCGTAATAAGCTGGAATTGATTTTCCGCGTTGCTTCTGGCGGCCTGAGCATGTCACACCCATTTCACTGCGTGGCTTGCTGTAGTAAATACGATTCTGTTTACGATCGACTTCTTCTGCTTTCTTGCAGCGAAGGCTTCCGAGTGAAGCTGCTTTGTCTGCTCTGACGCAACCAGAGAGCTTTAGCGCAATCTTTCGCGCCAGTCGCTGTTCTTGCATTGCCTGTTCACGTTGAGCCTGTCTGCGTGCTCTGCGGCGATTTCTGGCGTTATCGTCAGCCAGATATGTAATGACTACTGTCATGTTGACCTCCGATGAAACAACTTTGGAATTTTTTTATTACAAAGTGGTTTCCTTCCCCGCCAATTAGACGGGGATGGAAGAGCATTTATGAGCCTTCATGGACTCTGCTCGATCAGTTCTATTTAATTAATCTCTCAACTGAATGTAAGTATTCACATAAATCCTCCTACCTCTTGTGCAGCTTTCTTGAATATGGTGGCGGCTGCATAACGCCTATGGAATTGACTTTGGCGATTGGATGGCCGGTGCTGAACTCCGGCTTACTGGTTAGAGCGCCCGCACTACCAGTGACGCTGTCTTGAGGCGCAGATTGGTTACTGCTTGCCATGAGCGCTGTTTATACATTGGTCGAGCATCAGCCTGCTCATTCATCCAATCCCAAAGCCAACTACTCTTTGGTTCCCGCATTTCGGCGGGACAATCCCATCAATGTTAAAGAGCCTGCCAATCTGTTCCGTTTGGCTACCAGCGTCCTGCTGATGGCTTAAATTTAAGATCTCTTTAATTAATGGTCAAGAGTATTTTTGAAGAAAACTTAAATTTTTTTTCGTAACTTAAGTTTGGCTTTGATTTTTAAAGGAAATAAAAAAAAAGGGGCGAATGCCCCCTTATGGAAGGTTTGCTAGTTTTGCATCGACAACTACGCCGATGATTTTGCAGTTTCCGTTGATCTCGATCATCGGATATTGTGGGTTAAGTGGTTTTAGAAACTTCCTGCCTGCATCAATAACTAACTTCTTGAAAGTTGCCTCGTTTTCTCCTTCGAGCTTTGCAACTACCAGTTTCCCGTTACGCGGCTCTACTTCAGGATCGACGAGTATTATCATTCCTTCAGGGATACTGAGACCGGCCGGAGCCGTCATTGAGTCTCCCTTCACGTCCAACCAAAACGAATCTTCTGAACAGTCTACGGTTGTATCGTACCAGTTATCTATTGCACGCTTATGATATGGTTCCACAGCTTCCATCCAGCATCCTGCGCTCACCCAGCTAATCAGAGGGTATGACCCTCTTGGATCATGCCTACTGTGATAGGCAATGTTTGAAAGACTTTCCTCTCCTTTCATCAGATAGTCAGGGGAACACTTCAACGCATTAGCCAGGGCGAGAAGATTCTCTCCATTTGGCTCTGTCTCAGAGCGTTCCCACTGAGATATGGCAACATTAGACACGCCGACCATCTTTCCAAGTGCGGCCTGCCTGATCTTGAGTTCTTTTCTCCGAGCGCGAATGCGCTCTCCCATCAATTGAGTTTTCATAGTTAAGACATCTTAAATAAACTTGACTTAAGATTCCTTTAGTGGATAATTTAAGTGTTCTTTAATTTCGGAGCGAGTCTATGTACAAGAAAGATGTTATCGACCACTTCGGAACCCAGCGTGCTGTAGCTAAAGCGTTAGGCATTAGCGACGCAGCAGTCTCTCAGTGGAAGGAAGTCATCCCAGAGAAAGACGCCTATCGACTGGAAGTCGTTACAGCTGGCGCCCTGAAGTATCAAGAAAGCGCTTACCGCAAAGCGGCATAAGCAAATTGCTCTTTAACAGTCATGGTCCTCATTCCCGCCGAAATGCGGGAATACAACGCGCATAAGTTGATGCGCATAACTTCTTATTTGTTAAGGAAATACTTACATATGGTTCTTGCAAACAAACGCAACGAGGCTCTACGAATCGAGAGTGCGTTGCTTAACAAAATCGCAATGCTTGGAACTGAGAAGACAGCGGAAGCTGTGGGAGTTGATAAGTCGCAGATCAGCAGGTGGAAGAGGGATTGGATTCCAAAGTTCTCAATGCTGCTTGCTGTTCTTGAATGGGGTGTCGTTGACGACGACATGGCTCGATTGGCACGACAAGTTGCTTCGATTCTCACCAATAAAAAACGCCCGGCGGCAACCGAGCGTTCTGAACAAATACAAATGGAATTTTAATAACATCCAACGAGGTAATTATATGCGAAACAAAGGCTTTAATCCACCTGATACACACAAAGAAGCTAAGCGTTTGCGCTTCCTTCGTTCCATTGATGAAAGAACTCAAATCTCTTTTGTGAAAGTTGCCAGAACTGAGCTTCTGAAGGCTGAGGCGAGGGCGTTGCTCCCGTCCCTACCAAAAGAGGAGGGATATACGTTCATTCCAAACGCATTTCTGGAAAAGCTGCTCAAAGAAGACATATCCGTAAGTCAGTTTAACGATGTTCTTAAGGTCTTTCGTCAAGGCAGGTAGTTATGAGCAATACAGCAAAAATCTACGATTTCAGCGCCGCACACGAGCGCAGGAGCAACAGGATGGAGAACCAGAAAACTGGTTACATTCCGTTGTACCGGAGCATTCTGAAACAGTCATGGGCGAAAGATGTTTATCTTCGCACCCTGTGGGAAAACCTTCTCCTGAATGCCGCCAGAAAGCCATACAAAGCGAATTTCAAAGGTCATGAATGGCATCTGCAACCCGGTCAACTGGTTGTGACAGCAGCTGATTTAGGTCTTCAGTTATGCGACAGGCATGGCAAGCCAGCAAGCCGTGATCAGGTTGAGCGGATGCTTCAGGTTTTTGTGAAAGAGGGGATGGTCTCCATTGATGGAGAGAAGCAAAAAGGTCGTGTGATCACCATCACAAATTACCATGAATATGCTCAAAAAATGGACAATTCACCCGCACATGAAGCCGCACAAACAACCGCACATGACGTCGCACATGATGAAGCCAGTAATGGCGCGGCTTTCAGCGTACATGCCGCACATGAAAGCGCACATGAAGCCGCACAAACAACCGCACATCATGAACAAGAAGGTATTAACAAGAATATAAATAATACCCCCCTACCCCCCAATGGGGGAGGCGATGGGCAGGTTAAACCTGAACGTCGCAAGGCAGAACGAATCGACTACGAATCCTTCCTGAACGCCTACAACACCGAAGTCGGTGACAGACTTCCACACGCTGTTGCGGTCAACGAGAAACGAAAACGCCGCCTGAAGAAAATCATCCCGCAACTGAAAACGCCAAACGTGGACGGTTTCAGAGCGTATGTCAGGGCGTTTGTGCATCAGGCCAAGCCGTTTTACTTCGGAGACAACGACACGGGCTGGACGGCTGATTTTGATTACCTGCTGAGAGAAGACTCGTTAACGGGAGTTCGGGAAGGGAAGTTTGCAGACAGGGGGATTGCATGAGACAGGATATCGAAGCGAGCGTTATCGGTGGCCTGCTGATTGGTGGATTAACTCCAACCGCCAGTGACGTTCTGGCAACGCTGGAGCCGGAAGCGTTTTCAATTCCGCTCTACCGGAAAGCCTTCGAGGTTATTCGCAAGCAGGCGAGAAACAGAAACCTAATCGATGCGCTGATGGTTGCCGAGGCGTGCGGAGAGGAGCATTTCACGTCAATCCTGATGACCAGCAAAAACTGCCCGAGTGCCGCAAACCTGAAGGGATATGCCGGAATGGTCGCGGATAACTATCACCGCCGTCTGGTGCTGGAAATCATGGATGAAATGCGTGAACCAATCCAAAGCGGAACCATCGACGCATCGAGTCAGGCGATGGATGAACTTGTAAAGCGTCTTTCAGCCATCAGAAAGCCCCGTGACGAGGTTAAACCTGTACGGTTAGGGGAAATCATCACTGACTACACTGACACGCTTGACAGGCGTCTGAGGAACGGAGAAGAGTCAGATACCCTGAAGACCGGAATCGACGAACTTGACGCCATCACCGGAGGGATGAACGCGGAAGACCTTGTGATAATCGCCGCTCGTCCTGGTATGGGGAAAACCGAACTGGCGCTGAAGATTGCCGAAGGCGTTGCAAGCCGCGTTATTCCTGGTTCTGACGTCCGGCGCGGGGTATTGATTTTCTCAATGGAAATGAGCGCATTGCAGATTGCAGAGCGAAGCATTGCCAACGCCGGGAGGATGTCGGTTAGCGTACTGCGAAATCCTGCATCGATGGATGACGAAGGCTGGGCGCGTGTTGCTAACGGCATGAGTCAGCTTGCAGATTTGGATGTATGGGTAGTCGATGCCTCGCGGTTATCGGTCGAAGAAATTCGCTCAATCGCAGAGCGGCACAAACAGGAAAATCCAAACCTGTCACTCATCATGGCGGATTATCTTGGCCTGATTGAGAAGCCGAAAGCAGACCGCAACGACCTCGCAATTGCTCACATCTCCGGAAGCCTGAAGGCGATGGCGAAAGACCTGAAAACGCCTGTTATCTCCCTGAGTCAGCTTTCGCGCGATGTTGAGAAGCGACCAAACAAACGCCCGACAAACGCAGATTTGCGTGATTCAGGAAGCATTGAACAGGACGCAGACTCAATCATCATGCTCTATCGGGAAGCGGTATATGACGAGAACAGTAGCGCCGCGCCATTTGCTGAAATCATCGTGACGAAAAACCGTTTTGGCTCACTTGGTACGGTTTACCAGCGGTTCTGCAACGGACACTTTGTTGCATGTGATCAGGATGAAGCCAGACAGATTTGCACAGCATCAAATGCACCTGCTGCGCGTGGCAGACGATATGCACAAGGGGCGGACGTATGACCATCTACATCACTGAGCTTGTAACAGGCCTGCTGGTAATCGCAGGCCTTTTTATTTGGGGGAGAGTAAATCGTGGTTGAGTTGATTTTCTCTGCATTGAGGCTTCTCGGTGCTATGTGGATAGTGGCGACGTTCATTGTGGTTGCTGGCTGTTTTGTCCGGTTGGTAGGCGAAGGTAAAGACCTGGTTGGTGTGCTTTTCGGTAGCATTTTCCTGTGGGTGATTATCGGTGTTATGCCTGTCGCTGTAGCAAAAATGGCGTGGCGTTTTGTGAGTTGAACTGAGGATAAGTATCGATGGACGAATCAAGAAAGAAGTTTGAGGAATACGTTGCCAAAAAATTGAAATTACCATTCGAGATGATAACCGAGGCAAGAAATGGTGATAGGTACTTCGCATTTTCAAGCATGGATATTCGTCACTCCTTAAATGAGTGGTGGGCTTTATGGCAGGCATCGCGAGCAGCTATCGAGATTGAGCTTCCTGAAAGCTTTACCATGCATAGTGGGCGAACCCCATATCTGTATGTAAGCGAGGTGCAGAGCGCCATCCGCGCTGCTGGAGTCAAAGTGAAGGAGTAACGATGAAGCAAACAATATTCCTCCGAACTAAGCAACAACAGCAAGCCGCAATCAACGCCATCCTCGCAACACCACTCGATAAAGACAAGCCAGTCACCATCCGCATTACTGACTACAAGCGCAATCTTGACCAGAACGCAAAATTTCACGCGATGCTGGCGGATATCGCTCGTCAGGTTCAATGGTGCGGAAAATGGTTAAAACCAGAACAATGGAAGGTTTTGTTGATTAGCGGTCATGCAGTGGCGACAAAGCAGGAAGCTGATGTTTTGCCCGGGCTTGAAGGCGAATACGTCAACATTCGCGAAAGTAGCGCGCAGATGAGTGTGAAGCGTATGGCAAGTCTTATCGAGTACACAACAGCCTGGGCTATTGGTCAGGGTGTCAGATTTACCGACAGGAGGTACGAATGAGACGACAGCGACGAAGTTTCACCGACATCATCTGCGAAAACTGCAAATACCTTCCAACGAAGCGCTCCAGAAATAAACGCAAGCCAATCCCAAAAGAATCTGACGTAAAAACCTTCAACTACACGGCTCACCTGTGGGATATCCGGTGGCTAAGACATCGTGCGAGGAATACAAGGTGATTGACCCAAATCGAAGTTACGAACAAGAAAGCGTCGAGCGAGATTTAACGTGCGCTAACTGCGGTCAGAAGCTGCATGTGCTGGAAGTTCACGTGTGTGAGCACTGCTGCGCAGAGCTGATGAGCGATCCGAATAGCTCAATGTACGAGGAAGAAGACGATGAATGAGTTAATAAATGGCAATGCCATCAAAATGACAAGCATTGAAATCGCTGAGTTGGTTGGTAAGCGTCATGACAATGTGAAACGTACCATCGAAACGCTGGCTAAAAATGGTGTTATCCGGCTTCCTCAAATTGAGGTTTCCGAAAGAATCAATAACTTAGGGTTCAATGTTCAGTACGAGCATTACGTCTTCGAAGGCGAACAAGGAAAGCGAGACAGTATTGTCATTGTAGCCCAGTTGTCGCCGGAATTCACCGCTCGTCTTGTTGACCGTTGGAGAGAGCTTGAAGAAACTGCAGTTAATATCCCCAAAACGCTACCAGAAGCGTTGCGCCTTGCTGCTGACCTTGCAGAGCAGAAAATGCAACTGGAAAACCAGCTCGCAATTGCCGCACCTAAAGTTGAGTTTGCCGATCGCGTTGGCGAGGCCAGCGGAATTTTGATTGGAAACTTTGCAAAGGTTGTCGGTATTGGTCCAAACAAACTGTTTGCGTGGATGCGCGATCACAAAATCCTTATTGCTTCAGGTTCCCGGCGCAATGTGCCAATGCAGGAATATATGGATCGCGGCTATTTCACAGTGAAAGAAACAGCGGTCAATACAAATCACGGAATACAGATATCGTTCACCACAAAAATCACCGGGCGTGGTCAACAGTGGCTGACCAGAAAGCTGCTCGATAACGGAATGCTGAAAGTAACAGGGGAGGCTGCTTAATGGCTAACCTACGCAAAGAAGCACGCGGCAGAGAATGCCAGGTACGTATTTACGGCATATGCAATGGCAATCCTGAAACTACAGTTCTGGCACATTACCGGATGGCTGGAATTTGTGGAACGGGGATGAAGCCTGACGACCTGATCGGCGCATGGGCTTGTAGCGCGTGTCACGATGAAATCGACCGACGCACCCATAATCTCGACAACAAAGACGCCAGACTTTATCACCTCGAAGGCGTGATCAGGACGCAGGCGATACTGCTGAAGGAGGGGAAGATTAAGCCATGAACGAATATCAGTTTGTGCTTCCATACCCGCCGTCGGTGAATACCTACTGGCGAAGACGGGGAAGCCAATACTACATCAGCGATAAAGGCCAGAAATACCGAAAAGATGTACAGCAAATAATCCGCCAACTTAAGTTAGACATTTTCACCAAATCACGACTCCGCATCAAAGTCATCGCAGACGTTCCAGACTCCCGCCGCCGCGACCTCGATAACATCCTGAAAGGTTTACTCGACTCCCTTATCCACGCCGGATTTGCGGAAGACGACGAGCAATTCGATGACATTCGCGTAATTCGTGGCGTGAAAGTACCAGGCGGAAGGCTTGGAATAAAAATCACCGAACTGGAGAACGCATGAACGCCACAATTCAAACGATACCAGAGCTTCTTATCCAGACACGAGGCAATCAGACCGAAGTGGCGAGGATGCTTTCCTGCGCAAGAGGAACAGTGCTCAAGTACAACCGAGACAGCAAAGGCGAGCGTCACGTAATAGTTAACGGCGTCCTGATGGTCAAACAGGGCAAGAGGGGAAGACGATGAGCATAAGAGAACTAAACCTCACCAAAGAGCAGCACGAGTGGCTGAATGGCTGGCTTGAACTGTGGGGCGCATGGGTTTATTCAGGTCGTCTGGAAAAGCGCATGAGCAGCGTAATAGCGAAGTTCATGGAGAGCGTAGAGCCGGGAAGAATTATGACAAGGCCAATGTGTAATGATGATGATGGAATGTTGATTTCTCAGGTCGTCGATTCCGTCATGTACATTGACAAGAAAGCCTTTGGCATCCTCCTCAGCTACTACGCTCATGGTTCATCTAAGCGAGCAATTGCATCCTACTATCACGCGACTGCAAAGCCACGCAAGATGTGTGGACGTGGTGGCGAGGGATGGAGAAAACCTTCACTGGCAACCTGTAGAAACGAAATTGACGACATCCTGAAAGCGTCGTTATTTGTTTTGTACCAGCCAATGCAAAATGCTTTCAAAATGCGTAAACGTGTTGAGAAAGTTAAGCATGTTGCTGTTAAAAACCTTGACATGCAATTAGCCATTTAGCCATAATTGGCAGGTAAGCTGCCGTTAGTGACTCTTAAGTTGCAACGGTGGCTTTTTTATTTGGGTCAGTCGTATAAAGGTCATTACGGAAGGCTGTTAACCTTCTTATCGTGGTTCGAGTCCACGCTGTCCCGCCAAACATGCTGATTTAGCTCCAATGGTAGAGCAGTCGCCTTGTAAGCGAATGGGTAGCGGGTCAAGTCCGTTAACCAGCACCAAAACTGAGCCGTAGCCACTGGCTATCCTGAATTCATCAGTGATAGTTACGCTGCGGCCTTCTACACATGACCTTCGTGAAAGCGGGTGGCAAGAGGCTGCGCTAACAACCTCCTGCCGTTTTGCCCGTGCATATCGGTCACGAACAAATCTGATTACTAAACACAGTAGCCTGGATTTGTTCTATCAGTAACCGACCTTATTCCTAATTAAATAGAGCAAATCCCCTCAATGAAGGGGTAGAGCATGTACCGTATGGACAAAATCAGAGAATGGTTCAGTTACAGCTTCGGAGGACTGACTGCGATGGGTGGCATTCTCTCCCTGAATGACTGGGCTGTCATCATTGGTATTCTTTGTACTGTCGGCACATTTGGCGTCAACTGGTACTACAAGCGCAAAGAGCGCGAGGACAGATTGAATGGCAATGTCACCGGCACTACGAAATAGCGTAATAGCGGCGATAAGTGGCGGGGCTATTGCTATAGCATCTGTGTTAATCACTGGACCAAGTGGTAACGATGGTCTGGAAGGTGTCAGCTACATGCCATACAAAGATATTGTTGGTGTATGGACTGTATGTCACGGACACACCGGGAAAGACATCATGCTCGGTAAAACGTATACCGAAGCAGAATGCAAAGCCCTCCTGAATAAAGACCTTGCCACGGTCGCCAGACAAATTAACCCGTACATCAAAGTCGATATACCGGAAACAACGCGCGGCGCTCTTTATTCGTTCGTCTATAACGTGGGCGCAGGCAATTTCAGAACATCGACGCTTCTTCGCAAAATCAACCAGGGCGATATCAAGGGTGCATGTGACCAGCTACGTCGCTGGACATACGCTGGCGGTAAGCAATGGAAAGGGCTGATGACTCGCCGTGAGATTGAGCGTGAAGTCTGTTTGTGGGGGCAGCAATGAGCAGAGTAACCGCGATTATCTCTGCTCTGGTTATCTGCATCATCGTCTGTCTGTCATGGGCTGTTAATCATTACCGTGATAACGCCATCGCCTACAAAGAGCAGCGCGATAAGGCCGCATCCATCATCGCTGACATGCAGAAGCGTCAACGTGATGTAGCAGAACTCGACGCCAGATATACAAAGGAGCTTGCTGATGCTAACGCGACTATCGAAAGTCTCCGTGCTGATGTTTCTGCTGGGCGTAAGCGCCTGCAAGTCGCCGCCACCTGTGCAAAGTCAACGACCGGAGCCAGCAGCATGGGCGATGGAGAAAGCCCAAGACTTACAGCAGATGCTGAACTCAATTATTACCGTCTCAGAAGTGGAATCGACAGGATAACCGCGCAGGTTAACTACCTGCAGGAATACATCAGGACGCAATGCCTTCGATGATAGCGATAATTTTACTCATCATCCTTCACATCTGGCTCTGTAGACAGGGTGGTGATCACTTCTGGAGTAAATCCAGATTAAACATCTCATTGCTGATGCTTGATATTGAGCATCTGGCGCGCGGTAAGGGGCTGCGTTGAGATAAGAGCCAGTCATTACAAACACCAGGATTTAGCCTCGCATTCGCGGGGTTTTTTATTCCCAACTCCATAGGTAATTTTATGACCCAGCATATTGGCGTAAAACTGATTAACGCCTTTCCGATGACGAGACAGGCATATAACGATTTTCGTGGCTGGCAGCTTCCTGCCGGAGAAAACGGCGAGGACGAAGGCTATCTGGTTGAATATCTGGATGGCGGAAAACCTAACACCGATCGCTTTGATGGCTACGTTAGCTGGAGTCCAAAAGAAGTATTCGAAAAGGCTTATCGTCCTGTATCAGGGCTAAGTTTCGGCCTTGCCATGGAGGCGTTAAAACAGGGCAAGAGTTTGCAGCGGGCAGGATGGAATGGGAAAGACCAGTTTGTTTATCTCGTTAAAGGGGAAAAATTAGCGTCTGCGTTGGGTTATGGCTTTGGCGAATATGTTGGCGAGCCAACTTTCAATGACACGCTTGTATTGAAAAACTCACAGAACCGCCTTGCTACGTGGGTTCCATCCATTGGCGACCTGATGGCTGAAGACTGGCAAATCATTTAACCATGTAGGCATTACAAAGCACATCTACGGGTGGGCTTGATAATGAAACCGGAGTTAATTTCTGGTCACCAATTAACGGCAGTACAGCGAAACAACCCAAGCCAGTAAGTGGGGAAATAACACTGGCAGCCACTGAAAGATGAACCTCCTGCCTTATGGCAAAAAAGATTCTTTGTGGTGGCGGACTGATGGAAAGACATCGGATAGAATAAAACAGTGGCTAGGGTAGCTCCCGAAAAGCGGAATCGTCACCGCCAGCCACTGAATCTATGACGAACAACTAGACGAGGTTGATATGAGTGAAATTGATAAAATAATAAATGGTACATGTAACTTTCAATCAATGCCGCCAGGTAGTTATGTAAAACAATGTAGTGAAATAGTTAATGGTCAGCTTGTAATGTCAAATGCAGGACGCGGAGTTTCTGCGGATGAAAAAAAATCAATAAATGAAGCCCTGTTAAGCATCAATGTTTTTGACTTGTTTCGCCCATCTTGGGTTATCTTGCAAAATAGTAACCAATTCCCACATTATTGATAATTAATTATTAAATTGGTCGCTAAGTCGGCCTTTTTTATTGCCATCACAAAAGCCATTCCCTACAGAGTGGCTTTGATAATGGCTTATACCCTACACGGGATAACTTAACTGATATCCCTTTTAACGGATAAACGGAGCCAACAATGGCAGAGATTATTCCCATGACTGAAGAACAGAAATTCCAGTTAGAGATTTACAAACTGGTCATGAATCAGAACGCAGCCGCAGAAGAAGCATTTCAATTCATTGGCACTGACGAGCTGAAGCTTGAGCTATTCAAAATTCACTTCCAGTCAGGCGGCGCTAATTCAGATATCACGATCCGCACATTCGAAGCGGTGCGTAAATCGAAGGAAGCGTTAGACCTGTTCACTACCGGAGCATGATGTGAGCCGCGTAATCAATTTTGGTAAGGAGAAGAAATTCCCAATTACTCAAGAGCTATACGAGCGGCTTGAAAGCGTTATTCATGATTATGGTGAAATCAGTGTATGTGAGGCGATTGGCACACTCGAATTGCTGAAGCAGTCATTGATTGAAAGCATGAAGAGCCAACGACCTGAAATGACAATTAAGTGAGATGAATATGGCAGCACTCAACATGCTGCCTTTTATCGTTGATTAGTTTAACCGTGAGCTTCACGACCGTTTTCGTCTTCAGGCACACGGAAACGCCAGTACTTATCTGGCTTAACCCAAACAACACTTTCACCGCTATCAACCCTGAATTTATTAATCACTTTTGTTGATAGCGCTTGGTTGCCATCCGCATTTTCTTTGAGGTGCTGCTCGTTATGTTGTTTAACGAGATAACCCACAACATCCTGCTGATAAAGGCAACCCTCTGTTGATAAAACGGACATCATCCATGATGAAATATCATCAAGAGTTAAGGTTGGTGTGTTTGGGGCTATGGCTTTGGGGTAACGCGCTCAAGAGATTCCGGTCTGAAATATCCTTGCTCAAGCTTCTTGCCGGCAAACCATTGACAAAGAAAAGAGTTACCTTGGGTAGATGAAAATAACCTGATAGTCATGTCAGGTCCGCCTGATTTCAGTTTAACAATGTCACCTGTTTTAAACTCATCATTCATAACAATCTCCTTATTGGAAGTAAAAAATGGCACTCACCGACAAACAAGAAATGTTCTGTCGCGAGTACCTCATCGATTTAAACGCCACGCAAGCGGCTATTCGGGCGGGGTACAGCGCAAAGACAGCCAACCGTACTGCGTCCGAAAACATGTCAAAACCTGACATACAATTCAGAATCTCCGAATTGAAAGCACAACGCAATGACTCTGTTGGAATAAATGCAGAATACGTACTTAATCGCCTTATTGAAATCGACCAGATGGATGTGCTCGACATTCTCCTGCAAAACGGTGAGCTAAAACCCATTAAAGACTGGCCTAAGGTATGGCGCACAACGCTATCAGGAATGGATGTCGTGGAGATGGTATCTGCAGATAGCACCGCACTTCTGAAGAAAATCAAATGGCCTGATAAGGTCAAAAATCTCGAACTTCTTGGTAAGCATGTTTCCGTTCAGGCGTTTAAAGAACAAGCTTCTCACGAGCTAACCGGCAAAGACGGCGGCGCAATCCAGATTGAAACATCACCAATGAGCACTTTATTCGGAAAATGACCTCGATTAATCCTATCTTTGAACCGTTCATTGAGGCGCATCGCTATAAAGTCGCCAAAGGCGGTCGAGGTAGCGGTAAATCATGGGCAATTGCGAGGCTGCTTGTTGAGGCGGCGCGTCGGCAGCCGGTGCGTATTCTCTGCGCTCGCGAGCTGCAAAACAGTATCAGTGATTCGGTAATCCGGTTGCTTGAAGACACTATCGAGCGGGAAGGGTATTCGGCTGAGTTTGAAATTCAGCGTTCAATGATTCGTCATCTCGGAACGAATGCTGAATTCATGTTCTACGGCATCAAAAACAACCCGACGAAGATTAAATCGCTCGAAGGTATTGATATCTGCTGGGTGGAAGAAGCGGAGGCGGTAACGAAGGAATCATGGGATATCCTGATACCAACCATCCGTAAGCCGTTCTCTGAAATATGGGTGAGCTTTAACCCGAAGAACATCCTCGACGATACCTATCAGCGATTCGTCGTAAATCCTCCTGATGATATTTGCCTGCTGACGGTGAACTACACCGACAACCCGCACTTTCCTGAAGTTCTCCGTCTGGAGATGGAAGAGTGTAAACGCAGAAATCCGACCCTGTATCGTCACATCTGGCTTGGTGAGCCAGTGAGCGCAAGTGATATGGCAATCATCAAACGTGAATGGCTTGAAGCCGCAACCGATGCGCACAAGAAACTAGGATGGAAAGCGAAAGGCGCTGTTGTTTCTGCACATGACCCATCAGATACAGGGCCAGATGCTAAAGGTTACGCATCGCGTCACGGTTCGGTAGTTAAGCGCATTGCCGAAGGTCTGCTGATGGACATCAACGAGGGTGCTGACTGGGCTACTTCGCTGGCGATTGAAGACGGCGCTGACCATTACCTGTGGGATGGTGATGGTGTTGGTGCTGGGCTACGCAGACAGACAACGGAAGCGTTCTCCGGCAAGAAAATCACCGCCACGATGTTCAAGGGCAGCGAATCGCCATTCGATGAAGATGCACCATATCAGGCCGGAGCATGGGCCGATGAAGTCGTACAGGGCGACAACGTTCGCACTATTGGTGATGTGTTCCGCAATAAGCGAGCGCAATTCTATTACGCGCTGGCTGACAGGTTGTATCTGACATATCGGGCGGTTGTCTACGGTGAGTATGCAGACCCCGACGACATGCTGAGCTTCGACAAAGAAGCGATAGGCGAGAAGATGCTGGAGAAGCTGTTTGCAGAACTGACGCAGATTCAGCGCAAATTCAATAACAACGGGAAGCTGGAGCTTATGACTAAGGTCGAAATGAAGCAGAAGCTCGGTATTCCATCTCCTAACCTGGCTGATGCGCTGATGATGTGTATGCATTGCCCGGAGTCGGCTGCGCAACCCGACTATTCCAGTTACTCAATTCCTTGTGGTGTAGGTTGATATGGCAGAAAAAAAGATGACTGACTGGCATCGCAAGGTGCTGTGCAACTTTGATAATGCCTGGTCAGCAACGCAGGATATGCGTGAGCAGATTATTGAGGCTCAACGTTTCGTCCGGGTATCCGGCGCACAGTGGGAAGGCAGCACAAACGCTGGTTACTCATTTGATGAAGGCAGGTTTGAGCATTATCCGCGTTTTGAACTGAATAAGATTTCCCGTGAATGTGATCGCATCATTGGCGAGTATCGGCAGAATCGCATCAGCGTTAAATTCAGGCCAAAGGATGACAAGGCATCGGAAGCGTTAGCCGAAAAGATGAACGGCAAATTCCGCGCTGATTATCAGGAAACATCCGGTGGCGAAGCGTGTGATAACGCATTTGATGATGCTGTAACGGGCGGATTCGGTTGTTTCCGCATGTGTGCTGATTACGAAGATGAAATGGATCCGAGTAACGAGCAGCGACGCATCAGTCTTCTTCCTGTTTACGACCCAGCGACATGCGTCTTCTTCGATCAGGACAGCAAGCAATATGACCGCTCTGATGCTATGTGGGCTATGGAAATGTTCTCCATGACGCCTAAAGCGTTCGAGGCTGAATACCCTGATTCCATCGCGGCAAGCCTTTCTCGTGATGACACTGGCACTCAATATGACTGGTCAACTCCTGATGCTATCTATGTTGGTCGCTACTACGAAGTTCGCATAGAGAAGGTGAAGCTCACGGCGTGGCGCAACCCTGTTAGCGGAGAAACGGCAATTTATGATGAAGAGCAAATCAAAGATATTGTCGACGAGCTGACCGATGGTGCATTCGAACTGATTGGCGAGCGAACGGTGAAGAAGCGCCGCGTTTATTGCGGTCTTCTGTCTGGCGCTGAATGGCTGGAAGAACCGAAGCGTATTCCGGGCGAACATATTCCTCTCATCCCGGTATATGGGCGTCGCTCATTTGTTGATAATCAGGAGCGAATCGAAGGCCACGCAGCAAAAGCGATGGATGCACAGCGTCTTGAGAACCTGATGGTTTCCATGATTGCAGATAACGCTACTCAGGCCGGCGGTGATGGCATTCCTATCGTGGATGTTGATTTCATTCCCGGTCCATTAATGAATCACTGGGCAGAGAGAAATAAGAAAAGGCCTGCAGTTCTTCCCATGACCAGCAAGAAGGACAAAAACGGAACGGTCATTTCAGAGGCTCAGGTTGCTGGCTGGACACCTCCGACACAAATGCCTCCTGCTCTTGCCGGGCTATTGCAGTACACCGGAACGGCTATTCAGCAAATTACAGGCGCGTCGCAGCTTGAGAACATGCCGAGCAACGTTGCTACCGATACCGTTGATAGCATCTTTAACCGGATGGATACGCAGTCCTATATCTACATGGACAACATGGCTAAATCCATGCGTCGCGCTGGCGTTGTGTGGCTTTCTATGGCTCGTGAAGTCTATGGCAGCGATACGCCGATGCGTATCGTTAATGAGGACGGCAGCGATGACGTGGCGCTGATGACTGGTGAAGTGGTTGACCGTCAGACAGGCCAGGTTATCGCGCTTAACGACCTTTCGCAGGGTAACTATGAAGTGACTGTCGATGTTGGTCAGTCGTTCGCTACTCGCCGTGATGCAACGGTTAAGTCGTTACTTTCCATGCTGGCACTTATCCCGCCAGGAACGCCGAAGCATGACCTTGTATCGTCGATGATTCTCGACAATATGGACGGCGAAGGGATGGAGGACCTTAAAGAATACAACCGCAATCAGTTGCTTCTGTCTGGCGTTATCAAGCCGAGAACGCCAGAAGAGCAGCAAATGGTTGAGCAGGCGAAACAACAACAGGCCAGTCAGCCAGATCCGGCTATGGTTGCTGCGCAAGGTCAGCTTCTTGCTGGTCAGGCTGAATTGCAGAAAGCGCAGAACGAACAGGCAGCCATTCAGGTTAAAGCATTCCAGGCACAGACTGATGCTCAGGTTGCAGCGGCAAATGTTGTGAAAATCCTCGCATCTGCCGATAGCCAGCAGAAATCTGATATCCGCGAGGCTCTGAAACTGCTCGGACAGTTCCAGCAACAGCAAGGAGACAATGCCCGTGCTGATGCAGAGCTTGTCCTGAAAAGTCAGGCACAGGGCCATGCGCAGCGCATGGACATCAGCAGCATCCTGCAAAAACCAACTCAGCAACAACCACAGCAGTAATTAACCCATAACGTGCAATGGCTGTCTTTATGAGGCCTGGCACCCTATTGCCTTCCGATGGGCTGAACATCGAGTAAACAGGGGTAACAAATGGATCAGATGGCAGAAAACACACCAGAAGTTGAAATCGAAACCGACGCGTCAGAGCAGATTCCTGATGATGTCGAACTGGCTGAAGAAGTCGAAACAGAAGATGGCAGTGAGTCCTCCGGCAATGATGCAGAGGAAGCTACTGAAACTGATGACGACGAATCAGAGCAGGAATTCTACTTTGGTGACGAAAAGCTGGATTCGCCAACCAGCGAAGATGGCGCAGAGCATGGACTGGTAAAACACCTGCGCAAGACGATTAAAGAGAAAGACCGCGAACTGAAAGAGCTGATGCGTCAGTCTCAGAAACCCGTCGAGCAGCAGCCGGTAATCACTCAACCACCGCGAATGCCAAAACTGGATGATGAGGACATCGGTTTCGATGAAGAAATCTATCAGCAACGTATGGCTAAGTGGGCAGAGGAAAACGGCAAATACCAGGAGCAAGTACGAGAGCGGAAACGAGAGGAAGAGGCGCGTACCGCAACTCTTCAGCAGAAAGCAGCCAATTACATGCAGAGAGTAAAAGCACTGAAAGTGGCTGGCTACCAGGATGCAGAGCAGGCTGTACGCGAAGATGTTCCTGTTCATATTCAGGACATGATCCTTCTTGAGTCAGAGAAGCCTGAAATCGTTGTTCTGGCACTCGGTCGCAACGCTGAACTGCGCAAGCAACTGGCAGAAGCTACCAACCCCGTAGCAATTGGTCGTCTGCTGGAACGTATCGAATCGAAGGCCAGAATCATGCCAAAAGCAAAAACCACGGCAGCCACAACCCCGACAGTTAAGGGGAGCAACGGCGCAGTAATCAATAACCTCGACAAACTGAAAGCCAAGGCGCTGGAAACTGGTGACTGGACGCCGTATTTCGCCGCTAAAAAGGCAAAAAAATAACCTATCGGAGCATTAAGCATGGCTAACCAATTAGCAAAAGACCTTGAAATCATGTTCGAAAACTACGTTGAAGGCTTTGAGGCCGCCTGCGTAGTTTCCCGTAACGCTAAAAAATTCCGTCCCGGTGATACAGCAATGCAGCGAGCAGGTGATGTTCTGTATCGTCCGCAGCATTACCACATGAACATTGAGGAAGGCCTCGACCTCAGCAGCAAAACACCAACAGCACTGGTTCAGCGCCTTGTTCCTTCTGTGTTCAAGGAGCCGAAAAACATTCTGTACACTCTGGATGCGCGTGAAATGCGTGACCCGGAACATAAAACTGAAGCTGGTCGCGCCGCAGGTATGCGCCTTGCTGCACAGATTGACTCTGACCTGATTTCCATGGTCACGCAGCGTGCTACTAACGTGATCACAATGGCTGACTCAACCACTGGTTCACAGGGCCGTGATTTGTGGAACTGTGCGGCAGGTATTGATGCCACCATGACGGCGATTGGTGTACCACAGGGTATCAACCGCCGCTCTTTCTGGAACCCCTTCAACTATAAAGACCTTGCTGGCGAGCTTGGTCACCGTGCTTATGCTCAGGGCGCAACCCTGACAGCATACGAAAAAGCGCAGATCCCTCCGGTTGCGTCCTTCGATAGCTACAAGACCGATATTTCCGGTCGTGTTCCGAAGGGTACAGCAACTTCCATTACGCTGGCAGCAGCACCTGCGCACAAGGTTGAAGCGAAAGATGCTAACGATATGCCAGTGGATAACCGACAGGGGACCATTACGGTATCTGCTGAAGGTTTGCAGGTTGGCGATGCGTTTACCATCGCAGGGGTGAATTCCGTACACCAGATCACCAAAGATACCACCGGGCAGCCGCAGGTATTCCGCGTTCTGGCAGTTAGCGGAACGACAGTAACTATATCCCCGAAAATTCTGCCGCCTGACAACGCGGATGTCGCCAGCCGTCCATATGCAAACGTTGATGCTAATGCGGCAAGTAGCGCAGCAATCACCATTCTCAACAAGAACGCAGCACCGGCTAACCTGTTCTGGGCTGATGGTTCTGTTGAACTGATGTACGGCAAACTGGCGTTCCCGACTGGTCAGGGTCCACAGGTAATGACAGCAACCACCGAGCAGGGCGCTACGCTGATCATGTCTTACGCCTTCGACCACATCAAAGGCGTAACCACTGCGCGTTTCACCACTCTGTACGGTTGCTCTGTACTTGTTCCTGAATATACAGGCATCGTTATTGCCGGGCAGTAATTTTGGTGGGGCTTCGGCCCCATTTTTATTGGGAGAAGACAATGGCACGAACAATGCTCTATAAGCCGGGCAACATGATCACCTGTGGTCAGTTTGCTGTCGATTACATCATTGTTGATGACGAAGAAGTTAAATCTCACCTGAAAAAAGGCTGGGTAAAAACTCCTGAAGAAACCGCAACGAAGCAAAAAGTGGCTAAGGCGGAAGAAGATGGCGAAAACGAAGGGTGATCTCGTTCTTAAGGCTTTACGAAAAGCCGGGCTGTATTCCAATGCCACGTTGACAGATGCCGACCCTCAGGCAATAGAAGATGCCATTAATGACCTCGAAGACATGATGGCAGCATGGCAGGCGAAAGGTATCGAGCTTGGATATCAGTTTGCTGATACAGAAAACGGCATCATGCCGTTACCTGACGATGATTCAGGTATCCCTGCATGGGCAAATGATGGCGTCGCTTTGAAACTCGCTGTGCAAGTGTGCATGGATAACGTCATTCAGCCGTCAGATGCTCTCCTTACCGCTGCTGACAGCGCATATCAGACAATCTGCATCGCTTTAACCAAAATACCACCACTTGAGCGGCGAAATGACATGCCTCGCGGTAGTGGTAACAAAAGCGCGTTTACGTGGAATCGGTTTTACATCGAGAAAGATGATCCGAGTACGTGAGGTGAATAAATGCCGATTCAGCAACTTCCGCTTATGAAAGGTGTCGGCAAAGACTTCCGAAACGCCGACTATATCGACTATCTGCCAGTGAATATGCTGGCTACACCCAAAGAAATACTCAACAGCAGCGGATATCTTCGCTCATTCCCGGGCATTGCCAAACGCTCTGATGTAAACGGTGTATCGCGCGGAGTCGAGTACAACATGGCGCAGAATGCTGTTTATCGCGTGTGTGGCAGCAAGCTGTATAAGGGCGAAAGTGAAGTCGGTGATGTTGCCGGAAGTGGTAGAGTATCAATGGCGCATGGTCGAACATCTCAGGCTGTAGGCGTTAATGGTCAACTGGTCGAGTATCGTTATGATGGCACGGTTAAAACCGTCTCAAACTGGCCTACAGACAGTGGATTCACTCAGTATGAGTTAGGTTCAGTTCGCGACATTACGCGCTTACGTGGGCGTTATGCGTGGTCAAAAGACGGCACTGATTCATGGTTTATCACTGACCTTGAAGACGAATCGCACCCTGACCGCTACAGCGCACAATATCGTGCCGAGTCGCAGCCTGACGGCATCATCGGCATCGGAACATGGCGAGACTTCATCGTCTGCTTTGGTTCATCGACGATTGAATATTTCTCCCTGACGGGTGCAACAACCGTTGGTGCCGCGTTGTATGTCGCACAGCCATCGCTGATGGTGCAGAAAGGCATTGCCGGAACCTACTGCAAAACGCCGTTTGCTGATTCCTATGCGTTCATCAGCAATCCGGCAACAGGTGCGCCGTCTGTGTATATCATCGGCTCAGGTCAGGTATCACCAATCGCCAGCGCGAGCATTGAGAAAATACTACGCTCCTACACTGCTGATGAACTGGCTGATGGCGTGATGGAATCGTTGCGGTTTGATGCTCATGAGTTGCTGATTATTCACCTGCCGCGCCATGTTCTTGTTTACGACGCATCTTCAAGCGCCAATGGTCCGCAATGGTGTGTGTTGAAAACAGGCCTGTATGACGATGTGTACCGCGCTATCGACTTCATTTACGAAGGCAATCAGATAACGTGCGGCGATAAGCTGGAGTCCGTGACCGGGAAATTGCAATTCGACATCAGCAGCCAGTACGACAAGCAACAGGAACACCTGCTGTTTACTCCGTTGTTCAAAGCGGATAACGCCAGAGTGTTCGACCTTGAGGTTGAATCGTCAACTGGCGTTGCGCAGTACGCCGACCGCCTTTTTCTCTCTGCAACCACTGACGGCATCAATTACGGGCGTGAGCAGATGATTGAGCAGAATGAACCGTTCGTTTACGACAAGCGTGTTTTGTGGAAGCGAGTAGGGCGCATCAGGAAAAATGTCGGCTTCAAATTGCGCGTTATCACGAAGTCATCTGTCACTCTGTCTGGCGCTCAGATAAGGATTGAGTAATGGCTGATTCGAATCTCAATGTGCCGGTAATCATCCAAGCTACGCGGCTCGATACATCAGTCCTTCCACGCAATATCTTCTCGCAGTCGTATCTGCTTTACGTTATCGCACAGGGCACTGATGTTGGTAACGTGGCGAACAAGGCCAACGAGGCCGGACAGGGCGCTTATGACGCACAAGTCAGGAACGATGAGCAGGATGTGATTCTCGCTGACCATGAGCAGCGAATTTCTGCTGCGGAAGCAACACTTGTTAATCATGAGGAGCGAATCAGCCAGGCAGAATCAACTCTTCAGGAACATGAAACGCGAATCGCTCAGAATGAAAGCGATATTGCGTCGCTTGATACCAGAGTTCAGTCGCTGGAATCGCAGGTTTCAGACCATGAATCGCGCATTGATGCTCTGGAGTATGCCACTACTCGCAAGAAGTCAGAGGTTGTTTACTCTGGCGTATCTGTAACCATCCCGACAGCGCCGACCGACCTTGTTAGCCTGCTGAAAACGCTCACGCCGTCATCCGGCACGTTGGCACCATTCTTCGACACCGTTAACAACAAGATGGTTGTGTTCAACGAGAACAAAACCTTGTTCTTCAAGCTGTCGATCGTCGGGACGTGGCCCAGCGGAACCGCCAACAGGTCAATGCAGCTAACCTTTTCCGGCTCTGTTCCTGACACGTTGGTCAGCAGTCGTAATGCGGCGACAACAACCGACAACATCCTGTTAGCTACGTTCTTCAGCGTGGATAAAGACGGCTTTCTTGCCACAAATGGCAGTACGTTAACCATTCAGTCAAATGGGGCGGCGTTTACTGCCACAACCATCAAGATAATCGCGGAGCAGTAATGATTCAGTTCAAACCAACGCGAAACATCGACCTGATAGAAGCAGTCGGAAATCACCCTGACATTATTGCCGGGAGCAACAACGGTGATGGATACGACTATAAACATGATTGCCGTTACTTTGAGGTGAACGTGCACTGGCAGTTCGGCGGCATTGTTTACTATCAGGAGATTCAGCCGCTGACATTCGATTGCCACGCCATGTACCTGCCAGAGGTTCGTGGATTCAGCAAGGAAATCGGGCTGGCGTTCTGGCGATACATTCTGACTAACACCACCGTTCAGTGCGTCACATCATTTGCTGCACGCAAATTCCGCCACGGTCAGATGTACTGCGCAATGATTGGCCTTAAGCGTGTAGGAACCATCAAGAAATACTTCAAAGGCGTGGATGACGTGACGTTTTACAGCGCAACACGCGAAGAACTAATCGACTTCCTGAATCACGGGAGATAGCCATGTTATATGCATTTAAGCTGGGCAGAAAACTGCGCGGCGAGGAACCTTATTGCCCTGAAAAAGGCGGGAAAGGTGGCAGTTCTGATAAAAGTGCAAAGTATGCCGCAGAAGCTCAGAAGTATGCCGCAGACCTGCAAAATCAGCAGTTCAACACCATCATGAACAACCTGAAACCGTTTACTCCTCTGGCTGAGAAGTATGTCGGCAGCCTCGAGAACTTATCGTCTCTGGAGGGGCAAGGTCAGGCACTTAACCAGTATTACAACTCTCAGCAGTACAAAGATCTTGCTGGTCAGGCGCGCTATCAGAGTCTGGCTGCAGCGGAAGCAACAGGTGGATTGGGTTCCACCGCAACCAGTAATCAGTTAGCAACAATCGCACCAACGCTTGGTCAGCAGTGGCTGTCTGGTCAGATGAACAACTACCAGAATCTGGCAAACGTTGGGTTTGGTGCTCTGCAAGGTCAGGCAAACGCAGGGCAGACATATGCCAACAACATGAGCCAGATTTCACAGCAAAGCGCGGCACTGGCGGCGGCAAACGCTAATAGACCTTCCGGCCTTCAATCTGCAATAGGCGGGGCTGCCTCTGGAGCAATTGCTGGAGCACAGCTTGGCAGCATTGTTCCCGGTATTGGTACTGGTATTGGTGCCGCTGTTGGCGGCGGTCTTGGTCTTCTTGGTTCACTGTTTTAAGGGTTAATCAATGGCTACGTGGCAACAGGGTATTAATTCTGGTGGTTTTCTGGCTGGCATCGGTACGCAAAATGAGAATGCGCCAAAGGCAAGCGACATTAACGCAACGCTTGGTCTGATCCGCGAAAACAATGAACTGGCTCGCTCAGGTGCAAATAACGTTGGTCTGACCGCGTTACGTGGTCTGGCTGGAGTTGCTGATATTTACAATCAGGAACAGCAA